GATTGCCACTATTAAGCAAAAACGCTTTGAAATCATTGAATTGCAAGAAGATTTGGATGAGCTTAGGGAAGATTATGAAGGATTGCTTTATGATTTTCATAACAACCCAGCTTATGCAGAAATTGTTGAAATTGCCTCAGAAATTGCGTTGCTCAATGACCTCGGAGGTAACGACGACATCTCGATTGAACAGTTTCCCGTCGATGAGCCTCTTGAAAAAACCGAGCCTGTCGAAAATTGGGAAGCAAAGGATATACCCCCCAGTGATGAAGCCTTCGCAACAGCGTTTTCCAGCCTCCCTAGTGGGGTTAGCGATGTATCAGGCCACTACCCTACCGGACAAGAACCAGATGCAGCGCCTGCGCTTTCTAATGAGCTTGAGAGTGCAACTGGTGGAGATGCAAGGGCAGATTCAACGTTACAACCAATAGCGTTTTAAAACAATATGGGGGCAATCATGACAAACTTTGCAGAACAATTACAATTACATCACTGTAAAGGCCTGTGGGCATCGGTGTTAAAACAGCATATAGCTGATTTAATTTTTTTTGTGCCAAAAAAAAAGGTTAAAAGCATGTCTGATGATGTGCATGATTACGAGTCATGCATAGACTGGGATGCTTTGAAACAGAACATCACCGCACGGCGTAAATTCTGCAAGGTACGCATGATTTATTGCGCACAAGCCCTCGTCTGGTTTCGCTCGCCATCTTACGCGCTAGTGTGTAATTTGGCGGGCATAGACCAAACGCTTATTGATAAGTATTTGGGTAAAGTTCTTGGTTATGTGTTAGAAGACCTCAACAAAAAACAGGAAAACATACAGTTCGATAAGCGGATGCGCCTTGATAAGCTCTCACATGAAGAACGCATTATTTTAGAGCGCCGTTACCAGGATAAGGTGCGAAAAGGACTGGCTAAAAACTAAAGCTGTTTTTTATGCGCAATCATGCGCTCGCGGGTGTAAATGCTAACATCTTCAAACACATCGGGCGGCAGCAAACGGCTAAAACGTTTCCAGCCTTCCCCTAAGCGGCGGGCGGTTCGTTCTTTTTGAGCTTGTGCATTAGTTTTGGGCATGGTGTGAGCTTTCTGTTGTGTGTAAAATTAGGCTGCTTGAACATTAAAATAATCAGCTAATGGTAAAAAACCGTTTGCCGAATGCATATCTTGATAAAACCATTGGTTATCTCTAAACAGATAGGCATATTCACCCCAGCAATCGCTAACTGATTTTAAAAAATTAGTCACGTTATTGGTGTTTTTTGCTTCCTCGCCTTTGTCATCTCTATCGCGGCCATAAAAAACAGACCATTCTGGATTGGCGTTGTCAAAATCATGCTTTTCGCCAATCAGCGGTTTTAAACAGCTTACGTTGCCAACGTTTAACAGCTCATTAATTTTTTCTTGCGTGTTGTAATGTTCAAGCAAAATTTTACCAACGTAATCAGGATAGCCATCCCAATGCGCGTAAATGTGTTTAATGCCTTTGGTGGTTTTTAAGCCGATTCGTGAGCGTGTTGCCATGGTGTTTAATCCTTTGTTGTTTTGGTTAAGCGGATTTATGTTCAACGGCGGCGTATGTAGCCTTGCTGGTAACTGCGTCATCACCAAACCGATTAAAAACTATTTGCGGTTTTTCGTAGTGAGGATTGCCAAAACGATTAGCAACTTGTTTTATGGCACTCTTATCGCTTGATGCCGTATAAAAGAAAACCAAACTAACTTTAGTTGCGTAGTTATATTCTGTTACTTTGTAAATTGTTTTCATGTTAATCTCTGTTTTGTTTGCCCTGCTTGATTGCTTGGCCTATGAACAGATAATAGCATGAGCTAGCTCATTGTCAACAACTTTTTTCACGCTATGGAAAATTTTTGTCGCGCGAATTTGTAAATGCCGTATTTTTTGGCTATGCCAAACAATTTCACGCCGTACGACTCAAACACCGTTAGCTTGGTAGCAACTACCAGCAGTAGCTCTGTGCAAGTAATCACGCTGCCCGCTGAAACCGATACAACAATTGCAGCAATGCTGGTCACCAATGCTGGCAATGATGTTGTATTTGTAAAATTCAGCAACACCGCATCCCCCGTTGCTACAACCGCTGATATGCCTATGCTCCCTGGCTCTGCTGTTCTGGTTAGCGTAGGCGCAACGCCGATTTATGCAGCTGCTATCAGTTTAAGCGCAGGCAATACGGTTTATTTCACGCCCGGGAATGGAAACTAAAAACAAAATCTAATTAGATTGAATTAGATAGGATTAATTACATGGGAAGGCCAAAAGGATTACCAAAAACAGGTGGAAGAGTTAAGGGTAGCGGTAACCTGTTAACGTCATCAGTTCGCGATTCTTTAGTGGCAACGTACCACGCAATTGGCAGCGACGAGGGCTTTGCACAATGGGCAACAAAAGAACGTTCTGAATTCTATAAATTGTGGGCAAAAATGCTGCCAGCGGACATAAACAATAACAATCTTGGCTCCGTCACATTTACATGGCAAGGCAGCAATGACCCGCCCCAACAATAAAATTGTCATACCCTACACGCCACGCCGTGCGTTCATGGCATACCATGACAACAACAAACGTTTTGGCGTTACTGTGGCGCATCGCCGGGCGGGAAAAACCGTTGCTCGTATCAATAGGCTTATCAAGGCGGCTGTTCTTAGCGCGCGCCCTAACTCGCGCTTTGGCTATCTAGCGCCCTACTACGTCCAAGCTAAAGATATTGCGTGGGCGTACCTAAAATATTATTGCGCACCGCTGATTGAACTTGGCGCAAAGGTGAGTGAAGCCGAGCTATCCATCGTGTTGCCTAACGGGTCTATGATACGTTTGTATGGTGCTGATAACGCCGAACGGATGCGCGGCCTGTATTTTGACGGCATAGTTGTGGATGAAGCGCAAGCAATCAACCAGCAGGTGCTAACCACAATTATTTTGCCCGCCCTTGCCGACCGTCAAGGCTGGCTTGACGTTTCCGGCACACCGCGCGGCTGGGAAAACTTGCTCGGTAAACTGGTTAAAATTGCCCGCGAAAATCCAGACCAATGGTTTCTACAGATTCTCAAAGCATCACAGAGCGGTATTTTGCCAACAGACGAATTGCAACGTCAGCGCGACTTACTCAGCGATAACGAATACGACCAAGAATTTGAATGCAGCTTCGATGCGGCCATTACCGGGGCGGTATATGGCGCACAAATAGCAGCAGCAGAAGCCGGCGGGCGTATCACAGCCGTTGAACCGCTGGATAAACCCGTTAACACCGCATGGGATTTGGGTTTTGATGACAGCACCGCCATATGGTTTTGGCAATTGGCAGGCGCAAGCGAGATACGCATTGTTGATTATTTTGAGGATAGCGGCCAACCTATTGACCATTACTGTGATATATTGGCAACAAAGCCGTATAAATACGATAAGCATTTCGTGCCCCATGATGCCGCTAATAAGCTGCTGGCTGCGGGCGGGCGCAGTATCGTACAGCAAGCCTATCAGCTAGGCGTCAAGATGACCGTCATTCCGGCAACGTCACAGCAAAACGGTATCGAGGCGGCACGCAAAACCCTTGATTTGTGCTGGTTTGACGAAAAGAACTGCGCATCGGGCATAGACGCATTGCGCAACTATCAATATGAATTCGACAAAGACCGCCGGGTATTCCGCTCTAAGCCGCGCCACGATTGGTCAAGTCACGCTGCTGATGCATTCGAGATTATCGGCCAGGCATGGCGCAACCCCATTATTGCCGCGCAAAAACCTAAGCCAAAATTCCTGCACGAAGCAACCGCTGATGATTTGTTCTGGGGCGATTTGAAACAAAACACACGAAAGATTAATCGCATATGAGCACGGCAGCTGATTATAAGAAAATCATTAAATCGTATGAAAACAACGCCAAGAAGTGGACGGCGCAATCTAATGCTATTCAGCGCCGCTATAAAGGCCAAACAGACGAACAGCGCCGCATTGAGACATTCCGTTACAATATCTTATGGAGCAATGTGCAAACGCTGCAACCCGCGCTTTACGCTAAAAACCCTACGCCAAACGTATCACGCCGTTTTGATGATAAAGACCCGGTGGGACGCGTCGCGGCTGATGTGTTGGAACGCTGCCTAAAATACATCGTTTCATGCGACAATTACGGCCAAGTCATACGCCAATGCGTTATAGATTATCTTTTATCAGGGCGCGGCACGCCATGGGTACGGTATGTGCCCCACATCACTGTTGTTGAGGGTGAAACACTTGAAACACCGGCAGCAAAAGATGATGGCGAATCCCTAACTGGCACTGCGCCTGATTCTGTTGCCATTGAAACACCTGAAACACCAAAGGAACCAGATGAACACCTTGCCTACGAGGAGGCTGTTGTTGATTATGTGTACTGGGATGATTTTGGCTGCTCAAATGCGCGTACTTGGGATGAAGTACATCAGGTATGGCGGCGCGTTTATCTTACGCGGGCGGAGCTTATAAAGCGGTTTGGTGAGGATGTTGGCAATAACATCCCCCTAGACCATAAGCGACCCGCAGAAGCCTCTGATAACACTAATGGCATGGCTGATAATGCCAACGACAAGGCCGTTATCTATGAGTTGTGGTGCAAAACCACCAAAATGGTGTACTGGATAAACACCAGCTATGAGGGCATATTAGAAGAGCGCAAAGACCCGTTACTTCTTAAAGATTTTTTCCCCTGCCCTCGCCCGCTGCTGGCTAACGTTATCAACAACAGCGTGTTGCCTGTGCCTGATTATGTTGAATATCAAGACCAAGCATTACAGCTTGATGATTTCACCAATCGCATCGGCATGTTATCGCAGGCAATCAAGGTTGCGGGTGTGTATGACGCCTCTGCGCAAGGCATACAGCAGATTTTAGCGGACGGCGCATCAAACGTGCTGATTCCCGTCGACCAATACGCTTTGCTGGCTGAAAAAGGCGGCATCAAAGGCATCATTGATTTTATGCCTATGGAGGAAATAGCCAATACGTTGTTGATTCTCTACGATGCACGCGAACGGGTTAAAAACGACCTCTACGAGATAACCGGGCTTGCTGATATTTTACGCGGCGCATCAAACGCTATCGAGACGGCCACGGCGCAGCAGCTAAAAGGCCAGTTTGCCACCTTGCGACTAAGTGAGAGACAATCGGAAATACAGCGTTTTGCCCGTGATGTGTTGCGTCTTTTGGGTGAAATAATCTCTACGAAATTCAACGTGGAAACATTAAAGAAAATTAGCGGCGTGCAGCTGTTAACAGAACCTGAAAAACAGCAAGCCTTGATGATTAAACAGATGCAGCCAGACCAAACGTTGGGTGACATTGAGGATTATTTAGAAGAACCGACATGGGACGAGGTTATTGCCTTATTGCGCGATGAACCGGCCATGATGTTTCGCATTGATATTGAAACCGACAGCACTATCAAGGCCGACCAGCAGCAGGAACAGGCCGATAGAATAGAATTCCTAGCCGCTGTAGGCTCTTTCCTTAAGCAAGGGGCAGAAGCAGCCGCCACCGCGCCAGAATTAGTGCCGCTGATGGGTAAAATGCTGATGTTTGGCGTGCGCGGGTTTAAAATTGGTAAAGACTTAGAGGCGTCTATTGAGGATTTTGTTAACAAGGCTGAGGATAATTTCAAAGCGCAGCAAGGCCAGCCAAAACCAGACCCTGAGATGGCCAAGATTCAAGCGCAGCAACAAATTGAAATGCAAAAAATGCAGAATCAATTGATGCTTGAAACAGAAAAAGCAAAAATATCAATGGAATTAGAGCGGGATAAACAAGCCGCCCAGAATGCTGATAATCAGCGCGAGCAGCAGCTTACTGCCGCGCGAGAGCAGCAAAAAATGCAGAACGAATTGCAGCTAGAACAGTTTAAAGCGCAAAACGAGCTGGAATTGGAAAAGATGCGCATTGATGCGGAAACGCAGCGTGCCTTGGCTGTTGAGCGCATCAAATCCGATACGGCAATCCTTGTGGCTCAAATTGGCGCACAGCAAAAAATACAATCAGAACAAATGGCAACAGAGCGCACGCTTATTGATGCGGCAAGCCAGCCTATGGTGGAGGATGTTGATTAATGACAACGTATGTTATGCGTAATGGCGAATTAGTGGATAAAGACCTGGCTGAACCCTTAGAGGTTGGCAGCCGCATCCAAATCATACGCGAGATTGAGCCGTATAAGGCCGTTGCCGCTGATGTTGCCACTGGTCGCGCACCCATCATTAAATCGCGTGCAGACCATAGAGAGTTCATTAAGCGCAACGGGTATATTGAGGTTGGCAGCGAAAAGCCAAAGCCCCGTAAGCCTATTGAAATGAGTAGCCCCCGTGAAATCCTTAAAGCCCAACTAGAAAGATTACGATAATGTCACTTGATACAGAAATTGAAGTACGGAACAACGTTGAA